TTACGCTCCCATGCTTCAAACTTTGATCCGGGCCACACAGTAGTCCTAAAAGATCCGTTCTCTAGCCTACCCCGTAGGTCAAAGCAGAGCGTCGTGTTCTCAGCAGGAAACGTAATCAAGTAAAAAGAGTTTTCTGGGCTGTACACAGATGCAGTAGGATCCGCCCTGTTAGCAATTAACAAAGTCAACTGACTCTGTATGTTTCTGCTCAAGTCAGATATAGGTAAAGACTGCTCTTGTATAGCTCGTCCTAAACTACGCAGTCCGTTTTCTGACATAAACAAAACGTCAGTGCCTATGTACTGCACAGAGTTTCTACAGATGCAGCCTAGTCCTGCAACAGTATCCGTAAGAGCCATGTTTGCTGGAGAGTTAGCACCGCCGTACACAAGAATGCTGTGCCTACCAAAGATAATCAACGAGTTGTTGTGCGCTACTAATGCGCGTACTTCATCAAACCCATCAGGCCACGCTTTCTCTACGTTAATAGAGCCACTAGAACCGCCTGTCCAATCTGAGCCTATCAGCAAGTCAGACCAGTAAATGGTGTTGTTATCAGTAGCGGTGCCTACGCACCACAACCTACCAAAAGCTGCCAGCGCCTCGTGACAGTACTGAGCAGAAGACACGGACGCACCAGCAACAGAAGACATCTTTGTAACCGCACCGAGTGCGTTGGTGTAAACAAGAGGTTCGTAACCACGCTGGAAGAAATAAGCACCCTCGTTAAAGTTTACGATCTTCCAGTTGTTGTCAGTAATAGAGTACGCTGCAGGAGTCTCATCAACAAGCGTCCCTATGCCTGACAGTATCTTGTTGTTACCTGTGCTAAATAGTTTGTTGTTACCTGCAGAGTCGTAGAAGTAATGAATGTTGTGGATGCGGTCTGAGCCTAACTCCGTGGCGTCAGTCGTTAATACGTTGACTCCTTTACGCGCACCGAGACGTCCACGTTTGTCGATGATTGCGTTGTCAGCAATTTCAGCAAACGAAGGATCTTGAGCCAGCGGAGAGTCTTCGGTGTTGATTCCCTTAAATGCTGGCGCTACTAAATTAATACTCTGTAGTGGCTGAGACATTACGGTGTGTACCAAACAGTTTGATCGGGAACCTTCTGTGCGTCTAACGCAATAGCATCAGATAGGTATTTTTCTGCAATAGCGAAGTACTCAGGTGTTGACGTACCTCCTGTTTCTCCGCGTTCTCGTGCCAACATAGCGATTGCCAAGTGGACAACAGGAGCAGAAGGAATTAAGAGGTTGTCTGTGTTATTCACAAGATCATCACTACGAATAACAGCGTTAATCCTAATAGAGTAGACAGCATCAGGCTTAGGGTAAACACTAATCTGAGTGTCGCCGTTGCTGTCGAGACTATCGTAAGTATAATACTGAGGAGATCCTTCGGCTGGAGTATTAATAAAGTACTGCTCTTCAAACCACGATTGCGGTCTGTACTCCATAAAAATATTGTCAGTGTCGTTAACAACAGTAAGGTCTTTGTAGGTATCTTTGCTGTCTGTAATAGCGTACACATAGGTTCCGTCAACGGTAGATATTGTTTTTACTGTTCTAAGCGCAGACCAGTCCCAAGAAGCCTCAACTAGTTTTTTTGCATCGTTAACAAAGTCACCTACCATTTTGCTGTAGGTGCTTTCAGAAACATTAGATACTTCGTCTTCACGCATACGACGAAGCACATTATTTACCAAATCTAAGTACGTCATTTTATGTATTCCGAAAATAGGTTAGACACGATAGGAGAACCAAATCTAGCCGGGTCGTAAGGATTTACTTGTACTGGAGAAAGTAGCTGTACTTGTTGTGCCATAGCGCCTGCTGTTAGAGGGGAAAATCGAGCAGCCTGTTCTCCAAACGGTCTGTTAAAATTAATATCAGACAAACTAAAGCTAGGCGTATCTATGTCTACAGGTATGTTAACGTCTGGGCCAGTTAAGCTAGGCAAGTTTATCTGTGGCCCTTCCGGCAAATCAGGTAGGGCGTTCCAAAGAGATTCAGCAGCTTCTTTGATGGGCTGCAGTACGTAGTCATCTACGGCGTACCCTGCTTCTTGTATTACATCTACAATAGGTTGAATAACAGCTTGGTTAAATTCGCTTCCTGCCTCTTTAGCTTCTTTAAGTATATTTTCTATTTGATCTACAGTATTTTGGTCGTACTGAAGTATTAGATTTCCTTCACCTTCTTCGTCTAACGCAGCCTCATACGTTATATCAAATCCCTCACCGCCTACTAGGTCTACATCAGGCAAACCAAAATCTACATCAAAATCCCCAAACTCAACCTCTGGAAACAAAGGGGAAGGATCCATAAAAGCAAAAGTACCGTCGTTTCTGATGTATCCTAGACCAGCACTCATAAGAGTTCCTGCGTCTAGTTCTCCGCTTAAACCGTCACGAAGAACAACTCTAGCTACTTCTTCTACAGCGTTAGGGTTTATTGTTGTTGTGCCTTCCTCAAAAAAGTTAGGTACGGTTGTCCCTATAGTTTCTTGTATAGTGTCTGTGATATAGTCAGCGCCTAAAGTTGCTGCAGCGCCAGCAACAATCCCTTGTAGGTCTCCTCCTTCTATTGCCCCAACAGAAACAGCTTTAGCTATGTCAAGGGCTGTGTTGTAATCTGTATGAAGTAAATCTGCTAGATTATTTATCTGGTCGTCAACAAAACCCAAAGGAACTGACTCAGCAAGGGCAGGATCCATGTACTGCAAAGCGTCAGCAGCTTCTAGTATTCCTGCGGTAATGCCTGCAGTAAGCATATCTGCTGGGTTTATTTCTCCTGTCAACAAAAGCTGACCAGCAGCGTTTCCTGCCATTGCTCCTGCTGCTGAAGAAACAGTCCCTGTTGTTAAACCTGTTGCTTGAGCAATAGAACCTGCTATAGAGCTTCCAGATGTTGCTGTAGGGGCTGCAACGCCAGCAGCACCACCTGCTCCACCACCAGCAGCACCTCCAGTACCCAGCATAGCACCTGAAACTACTTTCCCTACTCCATAAGACGCCATGCCTATCAAGATAGCTTTGGCTATTTGCGCTCCTTGATTTCTGCTCTGTTTGTACGTTCTAACGTATCCTGATCCAGTCCAGTGAAACTTATCTCCCTTCTCATTAGTAATAGTTGGAGCAATGCCGTACTTAGCCATCAACGCTTGGTTTTGTTCAGACATTAACCACTGTTGGTACTGACTCTGCCTAGCGTTATAATTAGACTGTCTGAGGTCATCTCTGGCTGTATCTTGAGCAGGGCCACGAGAAAGGTCTTCTTCTTCTCTGCGTATTTGAGAGGGGGTTCTTTGATCTATGCCCTCTGCGTTCCACCAGCTCTGCTGCCCTAGCATTTCACTGGCTTCAGTCATGTATCCTAAGTAGTTCTCAAAAGAACCAAAAGTCTGCTGAAGAGTCGTACTACCTTGATACGTTTTTTTCAGGTCTTCAACAGAAGCGGTTCCCCCGTAGTTAGGAGCTACACTTTCGTCAACATCATAAGCACCCCAGATAGACTCAGCTTCTTGAGTATCGCTCTCGTTGTGTCTAATTACGTTGTAGGTGGTAGTCATTTAAATTACGGCCCTGTGATTTGAGGCAAAAAACTTGTTATTCCAGTCATAGGGTTGTACGGAGCCATAGGCTGTGTCTGAGGCCCATATATATAATTAAAGAGGCCAGTGTTTTGAGCAGCAGATCCCGGCTGCATTACTTGAGGAACATTGTACATTCCAGCAAACGGATCGTAACCAACCCCTGAGCCGCCAGAAGGCATGGGCGAATAAAAACCACCTCCTTGTCCTCCTCCAGAAAAAGAGTTTGCTAAAGAGTCTAATCCTAAAGCTCTCAAAAAATCAATAAAGTTTTGATTCAGTAAGTTTTCTTGCCCCGGAGGCGCTCCTCCCATGATCGGGGGTGTTCCTCCCATGATTGGAGGTGTTTGTGTTACTGGATTCTGTGATCTCCACGCATTCATCTCTGCTTGTGTTTGTGGTTTTCCGGCTTCTATCCAGTCGCTGTACCAGCGTTGCTGTTGCGGAGTAGCGTTACCGGCTTCTACTTGTTGAAGAATATAGTCTTTGTTTGTATTCCACTGGTTTTCTGTGTTTCCACCCGGCCCTACTGTAGGCATAACCGAGCTTGTCATTGGCTGGTCAAGTCCACCCATATTGTTGTCCATCTGCGTGACCGGCGGAGCAACATTATTTGCAACTGGTTGAACAGAGGGCATAACCGCCGATTTCATCGGAGGCGATTCTATAGGAATCGGCGCTCCTACGGGGGTGGTTGCCACAGGAGTTCCTTGCTGCGGAGCGGTAAGCATTCCACCGCCTATATTGCTAAAGTCTCTTTGCTTTGAAATAGCATCTAAAACTTTGCGAACATCTAGCTCAGTCGGCCCCGGCCCTAAAACCCCCTGTTGTCCAGTAAACTGATCTGTGCTTCCTTGCCACCAAGGTGCTAAACCCGGCCCATATCCTGTACCATAACTTGCCATTTTATTTCTCCCTTGCTACGCCTTTAGTTTTTTCGAACGAGCGCATAGCGCCTAATCCTAACATACCCATCAACACCGGCATCATCTCACTTAAATCCAAAGCGGGTAACGAAATATCCACGCCAGCAAGAGCACACCCGAAGTTCCCAAGAGGAACGCAGATAAAATTAAAGCCCATTCCTGTAGCGCAAATCCACCCAACTGCTGGACGCCATCCAGAAACAAACATCGAAGATGATTTAGCTTCTTCTTTGTTAACTTCAATCTGGGCTTTAGCCAGTTCTTGAGCGTGTCGCTCTGCCATCGTTGCAATTTCATGTGCTAACCTATCCCTCTCTACCGCGTCTGGAATTAACTTATCCAGCAACGACGATATTGGCCCTATTAAAAGCTCTAACATTAGCCCCTCAAAAAGTAAACAATAGCTGACGCACCTGCTGAAATAACAACCCAGAAGATGCGCTCAACACCCGCTACGGTTTTACTGTTGTACGCTACTGTGTTTTTAACTTCGTCTAGTTCCGTTTCAATAATATCTAACCGGTGCTCAAGACGATCAGCACGTTTGGTAGACGCATATATTTTTTCTTCTACACGAGCAATATTTGTTACCGCTTCAGAGAGTTTATCTAACTTCTCTTCTATGCGTTCTAACCGCTGCAGATCCATTTCAGCAACCATATCCAAAACCAAGACCGTCTTCACAAGTCTGTTTTTCTACGCAGGCGTCTAAACTAAACCCTTCAGGTGCTGCTACACCAGCCCAAGGCCAACACTGCTCACCGTCATCTGGCTCTTGAAACTGCCTGATTATTTCAGGAATGTAATCACGTTTAACATTAGGCAAAGCTGGAAACGTATTAACGCGGCTGTACAGGTTGCCTGAAGTTACATAGACTTCTTCTGAAGGCTTGAGCGTATACGTGCTGCCGTCGTCGTAAATAATTACAGTGTCAGCAAACGCAAAACAACTGAAAAACAAAAAAGAAAATAAAACGTGTTTCATGTTTGTTCCTTATGGTATGTAGGTTATTGAGTCTGCTTTGATTCTAACAATGTAAACATCTGGTGTATCAACAGACGCTGAGTTTCCGCCGTCAGATTCATCGTCATCAAGGTATCGGTGACGTAACGGGCATCCTTGAGATAGCCACGTTTTAATCTCTGCGTCTGTCATTGCGCCAGTAATGTCAGCGTTGTCTCTTGCTGTGCGTGTTGTTGCTGTCAACGTGTCGGAATGAGTGTCAACACCAAGGTTTGCAACGGTTGCTCCTGTATTATCTAGTGCGCGGTAATCTACGCTACTAAGTGCAGTTACAATAGGGAGGTCAAAAATTGATCCGTCTTGGTCTTTGTATGTATTTAGTTTTGTTTCGATGCTTAAGTTACTGTAAGCGGTAATTGTTTTGCCTAACCAAGGCTCACCTGTATCAATGTAGCTGTACAAATTGTATGCGTTAACGCCGTAGTTACTAGAGCTACCCGCATTAGTCAAAGCAGAGCTAACGGCTGTGTCTTCGGTAGCAAGCGTTGAATCACCGTACCAGTTGTACTCTTGGCTGACGCTTGTAACCGTAGCCTCGCTAGACGTACCGTTAAAGTCAGCCCACAGCGTAATCTCTCCAGAGGCTGGGGCGTTGCCCAGACTGTAATACTCGCTTAGGTTAATAGGGTTAGTCCCGCCAAACTCTGTTTGCACGGTAGACATAGCAAGCGGTTTAGATGTTGGTATTGCCATTACGGAGTTCCAAACGCAGTAACATCATCAAGAGCAATCGTTGCTCCAGCGGTTGTAATCTTAAATACATCTGTTCCGTTGTAGTTAAACACAAGGTCACTACCGTCTAGCTTAATGTCCCAGTCACCTATGTTTACTGTGGTAGTAGTTAGGTCAGTAATAGTAGTAGCAGCTATCGTGCCACCTTCAACCTTGTCACCTGAGATTTGATCGTCTGCCAGTGTTAGGGTCGCGCCTGATACATCAACAGTTCCAGTAAACGTAGGGCTAGCCAGCGGTGCTTTAGCGTCTAACTGTGTTTGTACGTTAGACGTAACACCGTCCATGTAGTTTAGTTCTGCGCCTGTGGCAGTAATAGTAGTACCGCCTAGCGTAAAGGTGGTTACGTTAGCTGTCGTTACTGCTGCAGTAGGAATAGTAACAGTCCCGGTAAACGTAGGATTAGCAACAGGAGCAGCTAAAGCAAACGCAGACTTAATAGCAGTAAACTCAGTCGTAAACTCAGAGCCTTTGATGATTTTGTTTGAGTCACCTGTAGGCAGTGAATCTTTAGATCCAAAGTTTGTTGTAATCGTATATGTAATAGACATTAGTTAGATCCTGCTTTACTTTTGTAAATAACGTATGCGTTGTTACCCACTACGCCTGTGTACAGTGCAGCGACTGCTGCGTAGAACCAAAGCGGATAAGAGTAAACAACAAAGATGCTGACCACTGCTGCCTTTAGCAGAACTAACGCTGGAACAATGCCAATCTTGTCCATTAAGTAACGGGCTACAGGATTAATCTCTTTGCTGTTTAGCTTGGTCAGCGAGTAATGAGTAGTAACCCCGTCGAGAAGCTGAAGGACTACAATAACAATAAATAATAGTGTAGTCATAGCAGTACGTTGTGTGGCGTAGTTACAGACAGAGGATCAATTAACTCTATGCCTTGGTGCGACACAGCACTCTCAGATCCATTAGAAGCGCCAGCGGTGCCGTGGTTAGCCCACTCAACAATAAGCTCTTCCCACTCGCTGCTGGCTGGTATCCAGAAGTTAGCATGGAAGCGGCTGTCCACTACAGCGGGAACCAGCTCGTTGCCTTCCTCGTCTAGCACCGCAGGGGTGATGACGTGAGGGCCGATGCGTGTCACCGTGTTACCCTTGGAGGGGACGATGGCCCCAGAAGGCGCTACAGCCTCCTGTACGACGTTTCCTTCCTCATCCAATACCTCAGCACTACCTTCGTTTTCGTGCGTTAGAAGGCCAACAGAGAGGCCCACAGCGTCGAAGGTAGCCTCGTCTGTACAGCGTACCATACAGTGGAGGACTCCCCCGCTCACCTTAGCGAACACGGGGGTGGCGTTGTCTTCAGCATCGACTACGTGGAGCCGACCGCTTTCGTCTGTGAAATAACTCATGTAGTTAGCTCCTGTAGTTGAGCGTCAGTTAGCCGACGCGGGTAGTAGCGGATGGACTTGATGTGGCCGTTTATGAAGCCGCTGGTGGGGCCGCTGCCTCCAATAACTATTTCCGAAATACTTGGAAATGTACCAGACGAGTCTACGCTTGGTGTATCGCTATCCGCAACATAAACAAACGAATTGCTTTCAAAAGCAAAAATATGCTTCTGCGACTCGCCGGTAGAGTTGGTTGTTTTTGCTAAATCAAACTGACTGACGTTAGCATCTAAGCCATTAAACCTAAAGTCGTCTGAATTTGAGGCAGTAGTTAAGCCAAATCTGTTTAAGCCGTCTTCGTAGAGCATGATTACGCTTGGAAAGCCGGAGCCAACCCAAGAGTCTGGTAAAGAAAACTCAAGCAATACCGACCCCCCGCTTTGGTTATACCCAAAGTCAGCCACAGGAATACTGGCAACGTCAGCCGACCGTGTGGCTGTAGCGCCATCGGTAGGGATGTATGACGTTGGGAAGTCTCCTGCTTCTATCTGAGCGCCGTAGATGTAGATGCCATCAGTTGTGTTTGCTCCGGCAAAAGACGGCAACCATGCGGTGCTTGCTCCATCAGTTACGGCAATATACAAATTCCCGTTGGTTACTGGAATAACCGCCGAGCATCTATACCAACCATTGCCAAAGTCTTCGATTGTGGCATTGGATGCGTTAGTCCCTGTGTGATATGCCGTCCCATCAATCAAATTAAAACACGCATGGTCGTCGGTTGTCTGTACACCAGTTAATTGAATACCGTCATACTCACCAGCCTTTGCAAATACAGAAACCGCATAAGTGCCTCCAGCAACAGACTCATACACAGAATGGTGTGTTGAGCTTGTGGTTACTTTTAGCTTGACAGCGTTGACCGCACCGTCTGGAGAAACTGCCGCGTCTGTTTCCAGAGAAGAGTTTGACGGCGACCACCCAGCATTAAAGTTGCTGTTAGGGGATAAATTAGTCCTGCTCTCCTCCACCAGCAGCCCCAAGACATTACCGTCTGCATCGTACTCAATGCGTGGGATGTCAGCCGGGTGGTTGAATAGCGTTAGGTCACCGGAGGCGTCGTCGAAGAG